ACAAAAAGGAAGAATAGAGTGGCAGGATGACCTTGAAAAGCTACATGGATTTGATGGGGTTCCGGCTACAGAGTATAGGGAAAACGAAGAGGAAATTGGAATATTTGAACCGGCACTGACAATGATTAATGCTTATAACAAGGCGATTTCAGAAAAAGCGAATGATGTGGATTATTTTGCGGATGCGTACTTGAAGGTACTTGGTGCCAAATTAAATGAAAATGGCATAAAGTCGATACGGGAGAACCGGATAATTAATTTTGAAGGGAATATGGACGGTAATCTTGTGGTTGAGTTCTTACAGAAGCCGGATGGTGATACGACACAGGAGAATCTTATTAACCGACTTGAAAAACTTATTTTTCAGATATCCATGGTTGCGAATATCAGTGATGAAAACTTTGGAACATCATCCGGAATATCATTAAAATACAAGTTGCAGGCAATGAGCAATCTTGCAAAAACAAAAGAGCGAAAATTTGTGAGTGGTATGAATCGGAGATATAAATTAATCTTTAGTAACCCGGTCAATAAAATGAAAAAGGATGATTGGGTGCTTGTAAATCCTAAATTTACTTTAAATTTCCCGGCAAATCTTCTTGAAGAATCTCAGATATCTGGAAACCTTGCCGGAATCACCAGTCAAAAAACTCAGCTTAAGGTACTTTCGATTATCGATGATGTCCAGGAAGAGATAAATCAGATAAAAAAGGATAAGGACAATGTTGGATATGATACGGATTATCCAACAAACCGAATCGCGACCAATAACAAAGAAACACAATCTGATATAACAAGAGTAAATGGAGATATTTAATGAGTTACTGGGAGGATAGGCAAAAGCAGCTTAAAGAGCAACTTGAAAAAGATGAAGGAAAGCTAAAAAAACGATTGTCTGATTATTATGACAAGGAAAGTCGAAAACTTGAAAGAAGCATAGCTGCATTTTATCAGGAGTATGGAGAAAACAACGTCGTTGAATACAGAAGATTGATGCAGCGTCTTTCGGATGATGATATTCGATTACTGATGGAACAGATGGACCGATTTGCCGTCAGGTATCCGGAGTATGCCAATCTAATGCCGATCAGAGAGAGTATTTATAAACTGAACCGGCTTGAAGGCTTGCAGACATCTATTAAGATGCAGCAGTTAGGGATTGGAGCTATCAACAATGAACAGTTGACGGAGCATTTAAATAAACAGGCTATGCGTGGTGTCAATGCGGCGGCAGAAACGTTGGGATTCGGAAAGAATTTTTATGCCAATAATCCGGATATCACAAAGCTATTTGTTAATGTTCCTTGGGCAAACGGGGAAAATTTTTCTACAAAGATATGGAATAATACAAGCAAATTGTCGAATTACCTGACAACAGATATTGCTCAGGGACTTGCCCGTGGAGATTCTTATGCGAAGCTGGTCAATCAGTTGAAGGATAGATTTGGACGCGTGGAGAGAAATGATATCTACAGGCTTATCTACACTGAGGGCACTTATGTCATGGCTGAATCAGCCATGCATCCGTTTAAAGAGGCGTTTGAAAAGTACCGGATATCGACGGTTGGGGACGGAAAGGTTTGTACTATATGCAGAGGTGCGGCACAACAGGTATTTGATATTAAGGACCGTCAACCTGATGTGAATTTTCCGCCATTTCACGCCTGGTGCCGTTGTACATTTACGATTGTGGTTGATGACTGGGATAAATGGTTGGATGACTATGAAAAACGACATAGTAACGGGCAAGCAGAAAAAGTTGCAAATAGATTTAGAGATGGAAAGGAGCTTGGGAAGTATAATTCAGGAGTAAATAGAATCGGTACAAACGAAGTTAAGCTTGATTATATAAAGTCCAGGGAGTTTCGTAATAAATTTAGTCGTATCACGAATAGTACATCTGTAAATGAATCTTTGAGAAATTACGCAACAGCGATGTTGACTCATAGATCAGGGACAGATGGTGAAGACTTGTATATTATCAATTCAAAAACCGGAGAACTTCTTTTGAGAAAAATATCTGGTACCGATGAACTTGGTGTTGCGGTGACCGCCAAAGAAATCAATGAATTAAGGGGAAAATACTTCGGACAAATGATAGGCATTCACAATCATCCAACAAATATATATCCAACCGGAAGTGATTTCGCGGCGGCAGGATACCGTGGATATGCGTTTGGAGTTATTGTTACACATGAAGGGAGAGTATTTACATATAATGCCGGAAATAAGCCATTTCTTCCAAGGCTGTTTGATGAGAGAGTTGACAAATATGTCGATGCTCCATATAATTTAAGTATAGAAAAGGCGCATGAAAGAGCGTTGAAAGAATTTGAAAAGGAGTATGGAATAACATGGAAGGAGATAACAGGGAACTCTTCTACTTAGATGCTGTAATTCATCATGAAATGACTCCAGAAGAAAGGGAAAAGGAGTTAGAAGAGTTAAAGAAAGAAAGCGATAAATTAACTGATTGGCCGGAAATGTAAAAGCACTGTTGACTTAGTTGTTGATAGTGCTTTTATTATACCCATTTTCAGGAGGTATATATGAGGAGGCTGTTATTTTTTCATGCTTCATGGTGCTCGCCATGCCGATTTTATGAGAAACAATTTATCGAACCACTGGAAGCTGAAGTTGGCAAAGATGCGATTATCCATATAGACGTCCAGAGTGACCCATTTACGGCTGAAAAATATTTAGTGGATAAATTGCCTACAGTAATTTTATTAGACGGTAAATCTGTCGTTGGGCGTGCTTTAGGGGCAATAGATATGAACAAAATGTGTGAATGGCTGAAAGGCGGTGATGCAGATTGATTGTAATTAATGTCAGGGAGGAGTGTATCAGCATACAAGGGCATGCCGGTTATGCTGAAAAAGGAAAGGATATTGTCTGTGCCGGTGTGACGGCATTGACGCAGACACTTATAAAATCTATTAATGATTTAACTATGGATAGACCAGAGTACGAGATTGCTCCGGGAGTGTTTTATATGGAATTAAAGAATTTATCAGAAAAATCAAAGATTCTGGTAGATTCTTTTTTTATTGGCCTTTGCAGTATTGCAGAGGAATTTCCGGAGTATATCCGGATTGAATAACGATTGTGTCCGAAATGACGTAAAACTATGATTGAAATGCAATGACCTGGGACAACGGAATGGGTTGGGGCAGAAAGGAAACGGATATGAAATACGAAAATAGTTATTGGAAAATACCAATGAGATTACAGATTTTTGCAGGTGAAGGAGACGATGGCGGCTTTGAAGGTGGAGATGGCAGCGGAACAAATACAGGCGAAAATAACTCGATGACTTTTGATGAGTTTTTGAAACTTGAAGGCAATCAGGCGGAGTTTGATCGGCGTTTGCAGAAAGCTACTAAAACGGCAGTTATTAATGCCCAGGAAAAATGGAAGACATTGACGGATGATAAGCTTTCCGAAGCTGAAAAGCTGGCAAAGATGACAAAGGAAGAGAAGGCGGAGTATCAGACGAGAAAACTTGAAAAGGAATTAAAAGATTTGAAACGCCTTAATGCGCTTTCCGATATGTCCAATACCGCGAGAAAGCTGCTGGCAGAAAATGATATAAATATTCCAGATGAGTTACTGGCGCATCTTATTAATGAGGATGCCGAAAGTACGAAGGGGGCTGTGGATGCGTTTATCAAACTCTACAAGGATGCTGTTCAGGCAGCGGTCAAGGATACACTGAAAGGAAAACCGCCAAGAGTAGGAAATGGCGGTAGCTCTGTAACTAAAGAGCAGATTCTCGCAATTAAAAATCCGTCGGAACGACAGAGGATGATTGCAGAAAATATAACATTATTTGAGTAAAGGAGAAACGAATATGCATAACATTGAAAAATTAGGACTTCAGGTATTTGCGGCACCAAACAACCTGACAGGACAGGCTCAGATTCAGGTAAGGGCCAGGGAAATTGACTTTGTGACAAGTTTTGGAAAGGATATCCAGGCATTACTTGACGTTATGGGAATCACCAGAATGATTAAAAAAGATAATGGATCTGTTTTAAAAACAAAGAAAGTAAAAGGAACGTTGCAGTCCGGATTAGTTGCCGAGGGTGATGAAATTCCGATGTCTCAGTATTTTGTAGAGGAAAAGGTTTTTGATACAATTAAAATCGAAAAATACAGAAAAGGTGTTTCTGCCGAATCGATTTCTGAGAGAGGATATGAAGCAGCAGTAGACATGACAGACGAAGAATTTAAATCAGATCTTCAGAACTCTGTTCTTGAAAAATTTTATGCACAGCTTAAAATGGGTACACTTGTTGGACATGAATCTACCTGGCAGATGGCAATTGCTATGGCAATCGGAAGGGTGAAAGACAAGTTTAAAAGGATGAAGAGAACTGCGACGGGAGTTGCTGTATGGGTGAATACTCTGGATGTGTACAAGTATGTCGGCGCTGCAGATATCTCTATTCAGACAGCATTTGGAATGGAGTATATCCAAAACTTTCTTGGCGCGAACATCGTGTTTATATCCAGTGAAATTCCAGAGAATACAGTTATTGCAACACCTCTTAACAATATGATTGCATATTATGTTGATCCGGCAAATTCCGATTTTGTGAAAGCGGGGCTTTCTTATACAACGGATTCGGCAACTGGATTTATTGGATTCCATACAGAAGGAAATTATGAAAGAGCCATTTCTGACATGTTTGCTATTATGGGCATCCGTCTGTTTGGGGAATATTTAGATGCTATCGCTTATATTTCTGTTGGTGATTCGGATACTCAAACACTTGGTGCATTAACTATTACTTCTGCAGAAGGCAGTGAATCCGGAAAAACTGCAGTTTCTGTATCTCCGCAGATGGCGTCTATCAATAGTATCTATAAATATAAAGTGGCCGCATCTGCGACGATAGTGACGCTTGGTATGGATGTTAAGACATGGACGAAGTGGGATGGCATTTCTGAAATTTCGGCAACAGCAGGACAGCATATTACGGTTGTTGAAGCAGATCAGAATTACAAAGCATTTCGCTCTGGTGATGTTGTAGCAACGGTGAAAGCCTAAAGACGGGGGTGGCGGTCATGGACGTACTCTCGAGGATGAGAAATAGAATTCAGGATGATACGGTACCAGACTATTTATTGTACGAATATGTGGTTACCGTATCAGACCGCCTATGCATCCGATTAGGGGTGGACAAGCTTCCGGTGCAGTTTGAATCTATTTGTGTGGATGCTTCGGTTAAAATGTACCGTCGGACATATTACGAAGGGATTTCCTCAGAGGGGGCAGCAAATGTATCTACTTCTTTTGTAGACGATATCTTGAATGAGTATTCGCAGGAAATCGGATGTTTTCGGATGAATCGCGCAAATTCGGGAAGTGGTTCTGGCAAGGTGGTGACTTTTTTATGATATGGAAAAAGTGTTTGCTTCAGCGTGCGGCAGATACAACAAAGGATGAACTTGGAAACGAAGTTGTCGGTGCATGGAAAACTGTGAAAAAGACGGTCTGTCGGTTTACTCCTTGGATGGATGAGCAGATTGCTTTGGAGGGTCGAGAGGTCACAAAGCATGAACAGCAGTATTTAGTTCCGATTCCATATTGTAAATTTCCGGAATGTGAAAGAGCTGTTTTAGATGGACGTATCATGGATATCGTGTCAACAACCGACTTATCGCCAAGGTTTACATTGCTTCGAGTGAAATCTTACAAGGAGTGATTCTGTGGATGTGAAAGTTTCGTTAAATAATGCTGAATTAGCTGCCTTGGAAGTCGCCTTGGCAAGGGCCAACAGCGTTCGGCTGGATGGTATTCACATGAAGCAGCTTGTTCAGATGCGTTACAGGGCGGTTGAAGGTGGGACGCCAGTGGATACTGGAGAGCTTCGTCTATCCGCAATGGTAACCGATGATGAAATGGGCTATACAAAAGAGTATGCGCCTCATGTTGAATATGGACACAGGACGATTAACAACGGTTGGGTACATGGACAGCGGTTCCTTCAGGCGAATGTTGACGAACAACGCATGATTTATTTTATGGATTTGCAGAAGGAACTGAGGGAGAAAATCAGGTAATGGAGGGATTAAATGGCTTATGTGAAGCTTGGTTTGACGGAACTTGTTTCTGCCATTCAAGAAAAAGTTTTTGAAAAAACGAAAATAAAATGTTTGGATGCAGTAAAAAAGGACGAAAAAAGTCCATTTTATTTCGTTGAGGTTATTCGTGTACATCCGGAAAATACAAAGACGATGTTAAAGGATAAGTTTTCGGTGTGGATTCATGCTATTGCTGAGCCTGGAGAATCATCGGTCATGATTTATGATATGATCCAGAAGCTTCAGGAGGCAATGACGGAAGATATTGTTCTCCCTGAAGGATTTGAACTTATCCTTCAAATGGATGGCGGTGTCCAGACAATTAAAAAGGATGAAACAAAGGAAAAACATGCTGTATTGCTATATGAATTTACAGTGTGTTATGGATTTAAGTGTAAGATTTAGGAGGGCACAGTGAGAATGAAAAGATATGATTTACAGCTCTTTGCCGGAGAGGATATTGCTTTTTGTAATTTTTCCAGTTCTTCTGCAAAGGCAATGGCCGGAAAAGATATT